TTCGGTTAGGACGGGGAGGGTTTCATGTTGCCTCCCCGTTGTTTCGCAAACAGTAAGCACTTGAGAACAGTTATACTCAACACATCAATAGGCGGGTGGTATCCCAAAGGGGCTGCAAGGCTTCAGGCATCGCTGCGTGATGTTGGCTACACCGGAAACATACAGTGTTGGATCAATGAACTACCGCCGAACTGCAGGCCTCACAGCGTTATCCCGTACCACTTTAAGCCGAAGGCGTTTCAGTGGGCGGTGGAGCATCGTTATGATATGGCTCTATGGGTTGACAGTGCTTGTTGGTTTATTAAGCACCCGAAGACGCTATTTGACATCATTGAAGAGAAAGGTCAGTTGATATTCTCGAACGGATGGAATAGCGGACAATGGTGTGCTGACTCGGCACTTGAGCCGCTTGGTATCACACGTGAGGAATCTTTCACATACAATCATGCAATGGCTTGTGTTATGGGCTTCGACCTTCGCAAGGATAGCAGCATCGAGTGTATTCAGCATTACAGCGATGTGGCTAAAGATGCGTTTCCTGGGGCTTGGACTAACTCATGCGGTGAAGCCTCGGCAGATCCACGTGTACTGGGTCACAGGCACGATCAGACTGCGATCAGCGTTATCAGTACCAAGCTCGGAATGCAGTGGACTGATTGCGCCGGAGTACTGGAATATGGCACTAAGCCCGAATACTCGACTACAGTAATACTCTCACAAGGTCTATGAAATACTCCCAGAACAACGAACAGGAATTCATAGTAAACTACTTCTCCGGTCGTATCGGTACATTCCTCGACATCGGGGCTTATGATGGAGTAACATTCAGCAACACGTATTCGCTGCTTCAGGATGGATGGAACGGGGTATATCTCGAACCTGCAAAGGGTACGTTTCAGTCGTTATCTGATAACCTTGAAATGTATGTCAAGAAAGGTAACGCTATCCTATTCAATCAGGGACTTGCGCTTCACACAGGTAAATCTGAGTTCTTCGATTCGGGTGGTGATGCGGTAAGTACTACAAGCGTTCAACACGCTATGAAATGGCAGCGGGCTGTTCGGTTCACTAAGACCGAGGTTGATGTAATCAGCACAACGGACCTACTGAAATACTTCGATGGCGTTGTGTTTAACATGGTTTCACTCGATACCGAGGGGACTAATGTAGAACTGCTTTACACGCTTCCGCTTGATGTGATGGGTACAGAACTGATCGTGGTAGAACATGATTCGCAGTACAGCAAGGTGATTGACTATTGCTCACGTTTCGGACTCAAAGAGATTCACAGGAACGGGGAGAATTTGATATTGGCAAAGTGAAAGTTAAAAAAACATAGAATAACGTGCCTTTTGATTCAGAAACAGCTAAAGAAGCAGGTAAGAAAAGCAAACGTGGACCAGCAACCACTTTGATGACTGTCAGGCAAATGGCTAAACCTGAGAAGGTAAAGCAAGCGTTTGAGATGCTTGAGGAGATGGCTCTTAAGGGCGAAATGAAAGCCCTTGAGCTTTATTTAGCCTATGTGTGCGGTAAACCTACTCAGTTCATTGAGCAAAACAATTCAGGATTATTAACCATACTGCGTAGTGGAGATAATTATTCCCCAATTCCATCCTCACCCGGCACAGAAGAAGATTCTTCAGAACCGCAAGCGATTTAACGTTATCAAGTGTGGTCGTAGGTTCGGCAAGTCTCAGATGAGCATAGAGCTTGCTGTTGACAGGCTGTGTGATGCAGGTCAGTATGTAGCTTATTTCGCACCCACTTACAAGGATAGTTACAACTGGTGGCAGGAGATTAAACACTTCGCCTTCGAGCTTATTAAAACGAAAGACGAACAGGTTAAACAGCTCAGGACACACACCGGATCGGTGCTTGACGTTTGGTCTATCGAAGACCCTAATTCAGGCAGGGGTCGTAAGTACCACAGGGTTATCGTTGACGAGTGCGAGAAAGCCAGTAAGTTCAAAGAGGCATGGCAGCAAACGATACGGGCAACACTAACGGACTACGAAGGTGACGCTTGGTTCATGTCAACACCGAAGTTTGGTAATACCTACTTCAAAGAACTGGCACGAACAGCGACCGAGAAACCTAACTGGACATCATGGGTGTTCACTACCTACGATAACCCGCATATCAACCCGAAGGAAGTTGATGAGGCGAGAAACCAGCTGGATGAACTTACCTTCCGGTGCGAGTACCTGGCGGAAGATGTGGACCTGACACACCGCCCTTTCTGTTGGGCTTTCGATCAAAAGAAACACGTCTCGACAGTCGCCTACGAACAATCCGCTTACCTGCATCTGTCTTTCGACTTCAACGTTGATCCGGTAACAGCTATCGCCTCGCAGTATATCAATGACGAGATCAGGATACTCAGCGAGTTCAGGTTGCAGAACAGCAACATCCATGAACTATGTGACAGGATACTGACCACCTACCCGACAGCGGTGTATATGGTAACGGGTGACGCTTCAGGACGTGCGAGGTCTGCGCTTACTCAGGGTAATATAAACTACTACACGGTTATCAAACAGAAGCTGAAGCTGAATGATGCTCAGATGAAAGTACCGTCAGTGAATCCTGCTATCAGCGATTCGCAGGTACTTTGTAACAGTATCCTATCGCACCGTACCGTGAAGATCAACCCATCATGTACCTACCTGATCGATGACCTTAAATACGTTGAGGTAAACGATACAGGGGATATTGATAAGACCAAGGATAAACACCGCAGTCACTTACTCGACTGTTGGCGTTACCTTCTCAATACGTTTCATAAGGGGATGATAAAACTACAATGAGTAACGCTCCCACAACCATACATCATACAACTACATCCATGAATCTCTTAATCAAATTCCCTACCCGTAACCGATCGCAGAAGTTTCTGAGGGTGTACAACCAGTACAAAGAACTGGCGAGCAACCCATCGACGAAGATCATAGCCGTTATCGATCCTGATGATCGGATGACAAAGATCGCCTGCGTGAACAATGACATCGATCATATCACAACAACAGGCAAGGGCAAGATCAACGCTATCAATACACCGTTAAGGTTGTGCGATACCTACGACATCCTGCTACTTGCCTCTGATGACATGATACCACAGGTGAAGGGCTACGATCAGATTATTATCGACAAGATGAATGAGCTGTACCCTGATACCGATGGGGTGTTGTGGTTCAACGATGGGTACACGGGTAGCAGACTGAACACGCTTGTATGTGCAGGGCGTAAGTACCTTGACCGCTTCGGTTACATCTACCATCCCGACTACAAGAGCCTGTGGTGCGATAACGAGTTCATGGAGGTGGCTCAGGGTCTTGGTAAGATGACATACATCGATCAGGTTATTATATCGCACAACCACCCGATGAACATCGGTAGCAACATGGACGAACTGTACAGGGTGAACGAAGCGTATTACAGACAGGACGAACAGACGTTCAAGAAGCGTAAGGAGCATGGGTTTCCGGTAAGTTCTATCTATGTCACAGCCTAAACTCTCCATCCTTATCCCGACCCTTGTTTCAAGGCGTGAGATCCGTAAGCCTCTTATGGCTAAACTGGACGCTCTTGCCGATCAGTCAGGGGCAAAGGTTGAGATCATACCGCTTGAAGATAACAGGGAGCGCACGATAGGGGCAAAGCGTAATGAACTGCTACAGATGGCATCGGGTGAGTTCTCGGCTATGGTTGACGATGACGATGACGTGACGATAACCTACGTTTACAATATCGTAAAGGCTATCGAGGACCACCCGACCGTTGACTGTATCGGTATGCTTGGAGAGATGCGGATCAACAACCGCTTCCACAAGTGGTTTAAGCACTCCACGCAGTACGACCATTACTTCCACGACAGCAAGTTCTACTACCGTCCACCGAACCACCTGAACCCGATCAGGACCGAGATAGCGAGGCAGTTTAAGTACACCGATAGTTCATTCGGTGAAGATACCGAGTGGGCGATGCAGCTTGTCGAGGCGAAGGCTCTGAAAAGTGAGTATTTCGTCACTCAGCCTGTTTATATCTACAAGTACCTTCGTAAGAAATATTTTTAACAAGTGTTCAAACAATTGTTATATTTGCAGTTATGAGCATCAACGTATAAATACATCAACATGAGCCAAAAGAATATTCCTTACGTAAAGCACCTTGATGAAAATGGATTGATTTCTAATCCGATTGTTGGTAATTTAATTACCAAGTTCGCAAATAGAAAAAACAGAAGGCAGATAAAACAAAAGAGCCGTTTTCATGGAGAAAGTAAGAATACTCATTTGAGTGTAAATAAATACAGTAAATACCTTCGTGTAAAACAACTCGAAAAAGACAAACACGGTAACAAAAAGTTCATTGAACATTATATATTGGTTAAATAACCATGAGCATCAACCTCTGCGATACCTGCGGTGAAGTGAATCTGGTAGCCTGTCAGGACACTATTGTTATCGACGCAAACATGACACCATCGACAAGTTATACGGTTTGGCTTACGGACCATCACGGCAACAACTACACATCATCGGTAACAAGCGGTGTGGATGGATCGCTGACGATTGATACTACTGGCTTCGTGGAAGGGTTGTTCAGTCCGAATCATGGTAAGCTCGAACTAACGGTAAGCACCTCGGCAACGGAAGAAACATTCGAGACGATCACCTACAACAGCGGTTCATACAGTTGTTTAATTCTGTCGTTTAAGAACGTGGTTAGCTAATGGACATCCTTCTCACATACCTCATTCTGTCAATCGCTAACGCTGTAATGATTATCGGTATTTACACCGCCTGTTATTACGAGTGGCATCCGGCAGTTGACGTGATGAGCAATGAGATACCTCAGGACGCTGACGAGAACGGGATACTTGAGCAGAGCAAGATGATCGGATGGAGGCTAAGACTATGGGCTGAGAGTTGTTTCGGTGAGTTCTGGGCGAAACCTATCTGCACTTGCCCGCCTTGCATGGCTTCGGTATGGGGGCTGCCTACGTTCATCGTATTCACTGCCGTTTACTACGGTGTGAGCAATATGATGTTGGTGGGTGTTGTACCGTATGTACTGATGACATCTGGGTTCGCTAAGTGGATCAATAATATTACACAGTAGTTACACAATGACAATGCACGAAATCCTAATCAGCAACGGATTCACACACAAAGGAAAGTGCAAGGTGTGTGGAGGACAAGCCGAAGAATATTTCAAGATCGTTAACGGCAGGACATGGACGGCAAAGGTGAAGATTAACAGCGACAGGGGAACGCTTACAGGTCCGAAGGGGATTATCAGGTTTTTTCAGGTCAATCTTTTAAACGTATTACAGCATAATGGGCTTGTTCAGCAAGAAGTCGGTAGTTGAGAATAAACCAAAGGTCTGGCAACTGGAGGAGGGACACGTTGTTCATCCTGCGTTTGTTTCCAATGGTGTGCAGTACTACTACATCAAAGACGCTTTCAATACCTTCTCGCATCGTGCGCTATGTGCGCTTGACGTGTACGAGAAGTTCTCTATGCGCTGTGATAGGACGTATTTAGAGGCTCTTGAGGGAGCGATGAACCGGATACTCAGCAACCCCGCAACGATCAATATACAGGAGCTTGTAGAGCTTAGAATGAGGCTTAAGGAACGGTTAGACTTTGCGCTGCCTCCTGAGTTCATTATATGGGAACTTGCTGCCGTAGTGTTCTTCGATGAAAACGAAAGCCCGTACAAGTACGATGAGGCTTACGCTAAAGAGAAAATCGAAAGGTGGAAGAAGGATTACGAGAATATCAACGCTTTTTTTTTATCAACGCCTATAAAGGAATTGATACCCTCTCCGGATATATCAAAGGTCGATTTGCAGGATCATTTGAACACGATCCAAAAGATCAACGAGATGCAGCTCGAACGCCTATCATCGCTCGGCTTATCCAAAGTGCAGAACAAAGATTCTTATTCGGGTGCAGGCTCTCAGAGGAGTTCGGCATCAACGTCAGTAAATGCACCATTGTCGAGTACTTCCTCTTAACGGAGGAGTTCTCCAGACGTTACCCGATAAAGCCCGATGGCAGAGCAGGTAGTAATTGAGTTTGCAGCGGACACCACCAAGCTACAACCAGCGATAGACTTTTTAGTGAAGATCAATCAGCTTTCTGAGAAGGACGCTGCTGCTTTTAAGTCTGCCTTTGAACAGACTAACGCTGCTATCAAACAGAGTACTCAGCAATCGATCTCGCAGGTACAGAAGCTATCACAGGAATTTAAGAACATCAAGGGTAACGCTGCTGCGGGTGTGATGCTTGACCAGAGTCAGGGTGTTATCAATACTACAAAGAGCATCGTTTCCCTTCGTGAGCAGATCAAACAGGCAACGGCACTGACCGTTGAACTGGCTGCTAAGTTCGGGGAACTCGATAGCAGGACAATCGCTGCTGCTAAGAACGCAGCGAACCTGAAAGAACGGTTCTCTGACACTCAGAAGCAGATCGCAGCCTTGAACCCCGAGGCTAAGTTTACCGCCTTCTCTCAATTAGGAGGTGTTCTGGCGGGTGCTTTTCAGGCTGCGACAGGTGCGCTTCAGGCGTTCGGTGTGGAGTCGGAAACGGCTACTAAACTGGCACAACAGTTTCAGGGTGCTATCAATATCGCTGCCGGACTGAACCAACTGACAGGACTGAAGGATGCGCTTACTAACGTCAAGGCTGCATTGGGGCTGACTACTACCGCTGCTACGGCTGCTGCTGTCGCTAACGAAACGCTTGCAACCGCTGAGGGTGCTGCTGCTGTTGGTGCTGAAGGGGCTGCTGTGGCTACCAATACCTTTACCGCTTCACTACTTGCTAATCCTGTGGTCCTCGCTATCGCTGCTATCGCTGCCTTGGCGGGTGCTTACGTGCTGCTGAGTGATGATGTGGATGATGCTGCAAAGTCGCTTGATAATCTAAATGATAAGATCAAGGAAGGTATAGATTTTCAGAATATCAACAAGCGGGTAGCGGATGAGACAGCTGAATCATTACGGGGTCAGATCGATATACTAAAAGCACAAGGGGCTTCAAAGAATGAGATTCTAAAGAAGGAACTTGAGCTTAATGAAGTACAGGCACGTAACGCAAGACGGCAGAAGATACTGAATGAGTCAGAGATCCAGTCATTGGAAGAACAGGCTGTGGCACTGGCAAAGGATACGAACCTAAAGGCAGAGGAGTATAAAAAGCAGTCGGACGCTATCGCCAAGCGTGTACAGGATTTAAAGGAATCGAATAAGGAGCTGACTGCCGAAGAAGGAAGATTCAGAAACGATTCTAAGGCAAAGCAAGCGCAATACAACAGCGATCTAACAGAAGAACAGAAGAAACAGATTGAGAAGGAAGCGCAGTTAAACGCTGAACGCCTCAAAGAGAAGCGTGACCTTGAGTACAAGCTACGTGAGATTGGTATATCGCTGATCGCTGATGAGTTCGAGCAACGCAGACAGCGGTTAGCACTTGATTTTGATAAGGAGATCGACCTGTACGCTGACAAGTTACAGCAGAAGAAGATCACCTTGGAGGAGTTCAATAAGATATTCCAGGCACTTAGTAAGAAGAACGCTGAAGATACTGCCGAGATCACCCGACAAGGCAATATCAAAGCCTTCGCTGACGAAGAAACCCTTCGCAAGCAGCAGACCGATAACATTATCAAAATCATTCAGGATCAGAATACGGTACTGCAAACAGAGGACATCGAGGCGTTGAATGATCGGATAAAGGCGAAGCAGGAGGCGTTGAGAGCTGCGGGGGTGGATGAACTTACAATAGCAAAGGAAACAAATAAGATACTTGGTGAAGAAACCAAGAAGCTAAAAGATAAGCAGCTCAACGATGAATTACAGGCGTTAATAGATCAACGTGACGCTGTAGCACGTAATGGAGGGGATATAGTAGCATTAGAAAATCTGATTGCTAAGAAGCGTCTTGAGATTTCCAAGAATCTAAACGATCAGCTATTATCTGATGAAGAAAGAAGAAGATTAAAACTTGAAGAAGGTCAGAAGTTAGTACAGGAAAATGCTATTCAAACAGCGCAAGAGGTTCTTAGAATAACATCTGAGATATACAACAACTTAGCTGATGAACAGATAGCGGATATTGAGAGAGTAAAGAACGCTCAGCTTGCTGCATTCGATGAACAAATTGCTGCCAACAAAAAAGAATACGATGCAAGGAATATAGGATCGAAGCAGTTCTCAAAGAATGAAGAAGAATTACTGAAGAAGAAACAGGAAGCGGAGGCGAAAGCAAGACGTGAAGAAGCAGCGATCAGACGTAAACAGTTTGAGATTGCCCGTACTGAAAAACTGTTACAGGTAGCAATAGCTACAGCTACAGGTATCGTTAACGTATGGTCAGAGTGGGCTAAATATCCTCCGGTTGCAGCAGCACTTACAGCACTCATGGCAGGTGTAGGAGCAGCGCAAACGGCAGCGATCTTATCACAGCCCACCCCTAAATACTTCTTCAAAGGTACACCAAGCCTTCAGGATAACAGGTATCCGATGGGTCGTGATACTATTCCTGTAATGGCTAACCGAGGTGAAGCGATTATTCCTACTAACACAACGGAAGAATACAGACAGGCTATTGATGCAATCTATTACCGTAGAGTTCCGGCAGATTACATGAACAGACTTGCATCGGGTTACGGTAAACATGGATCACCAACGGTTAATGTATCAGGAATGAATATCGACTACGATAAACTGGGTCATGCTTTAGCCTTTCACATGAGAGGTAAGAAAGGCGTGTACATCGAGAACTGGGAGGACGCTGCAACGTTATTCAGTAACAACACAAGCCCTTATAGAAGGTAATGTATAGATTCTACTTAGATAGCAGCCCGATTGAAGAACCTAAAGGATGGGATAAACTTGTCACGACAATAAAGCGAGACAGGGCTTTTCGTGCTATGCTCATTACTCAGGATGCTCAGTTTGAGTTCACGGGTGACGGGTATGACTATCTGTATTCAGTACATACATCAGGGTACTGTAATGAGGTTGACGTGTTGATCGAAGAAACGCTTGACGGAGGCGATACATGGCTTCACTTTTACAATGGAGTGATTAAGATTCCTGCTATTTCATTCGATGAAAAGAACATGGTTGCATCTTGTCAGGTTGACGATAACAGCTATTTCGCTCGAATCAATTCAGCAAAAAATATAGGATTTAATATTACCGGAAGTAAGAGCAGAAACGGTATAGATATTACACCGATACCGCTTTCATCAATTAAGTACTTTGATGTTGGCACTGGTACATACATCACTCAAACGCTAACGGGAGGCTACGAGGGCGGTGCGTATAAAGTTTACGACTGCCTTAGGTTCATGGTTGACTGGATGAGTGACGGTGAGTTATCGTTTGCATCAGATACATTTGGAGTAGGCGGTGACTATGAATATTATTTCATCACTATCGGCAGGGCTATTGAGCTTTACGATCAGACAGTACCGAACGGATTCACTTACAATCTATGGAGGCAATTCTTCCCGAAGGTGAGTTTCGATGTAATGTACAGAGAGCTTAGCAGGCGTTTTAACCTGCGCTTGATTATCGACAATAGCAATACATCACCAACGGTTAGAATTGAGCAGGAAAGCTACTTCACGCAAGCGGGGACTATGCTAACGGCTCAGAATATTGACAGGATAGTTACCAAGACGAATGCTGATTACATATACAACAAAGTAAGCTATGGTTCATCCGGTCAGGAAGAAGATTTAGGAGGTACTGATTTCCCTGCCTCTATTGATTACAAGGGATTTAAGACGGAAGAGTTTCCTACTATTGGTCCATGTGCAACCGACAACCCATTGGATCTTACGTGTTCATGGATCACTTCGTCAAATTTTATTCAGTATTGCGTAGATAACGGAACGTCCGGAACTGCCGATTACGATAGTCTTGTGTTCTTAATTCACGCTACACTCGACAGCGGTAGTAATTACTTCGCTGTTAAATCTGATTTCCTTGGTATCGGCAAGTACTTCTATAACGAAAGTCTGACAAACGAATCAATAAGCGATAGATTTTTAGGTGCCGTTCCGAATAGTATCGTGAATTATTTCGGTACAAGCAACTTCTTTAAAGCAAAACGTAACGCAAACCTCGCCTCATTACTTGCTCCATTGGTGTCAAACGAGCCAGTGCAGTTTGATGATGACTACACGACACCGTATTACGATAACAACAACAATTACGGTAACGGCACAATACCTCCCGCTACAATATCGGCAGCGAACTCAAGATACACTGCACCGTTAAGCGGGATATTCAAGTTCGTGGTTTACATCGAGCGAATAGAGCCGGGAGCAGGGAATATTACGGTAGTTATTCGTGTGTACGATAATACAAACACTTTAAAAACATTCAGCGCAGATACACAGAGTTTTCCGATTGGTGTCAATCTCGATAATTACTTCTATCCCGCATCTGTTTACATGGATGCTACTACTGGAGATTACGCCCAGGTAGATATAACCTTCGGTAATAATTGCGCTCCTGATGACGTGAATGGTATCATGACATGGGAGTGTGTGCTTGCGGGTGCTAACGGATTCATCAAGACATACGATCCTGAAGATTACCCGATCATTCAGCATGAATTTAAGTACCCTATAACCGCTTCAGAGTTCAACGACATTAAATCAAACCCATGCAGATACATCGAGTTCTCGATGGAAGGTCAACAGGTAAGACGTGGACAGCTTGAGTCTATAAAGTACGAACATAAAAGCGGGATCGCTACTATTCTTCTTAACAGTAGTAAAACAATGAACAACTAATGGCAATCGTACCAATACCTAACCAACCGATAAACATAGAGCCTTATGTTCCTGATCCATGCCGTACCAATTACGGGGGATACTGTCAGAAGGTAGCGTTCTCGGATAACCTGAACTTTCAATTTCAGCAGACACCCTGCGATGCTGACCTTGTTACTGACGGCAATTTCAATGCAGTAGGTAGTGAGCTGCTTACGAACGGGGGCTTCACGGGATCAGCTACCGGATGGACTCTTGGTGCAGGATGGGCTTACGGATCGAATAAGATCACCTGCACTCCAGGGAGTTCAGCGGGGTTTACTCAGTCAGGGCTTACCATTACAGCAACACAAACTTATAAGGTTACAGTAATAACATCAGGTCGTACAGCAGGATACTTGCAATGTGTCTTAGGTGGCGTTACTGGTCCGGCAATGGAGGGAAATGATATATATACGTTTTACATTACAGCATCTTCATCAACGAGCAATATTCAATTTACTAATGATACTCTATATGATGGAAGTGTTGATAGCGTTTCACTTAAACGATTAGTTCCTGACTGGTCTGCAGATGCTTGTTGGCAGTATGAAACAACGGGAGCTGCTGATACGGATGGAATGTACACAGCAGTACCAGGTACCGGTGGTGACCTAACGCAAACAATCAGCTATGCAAACGGAGGTTATTACTATGTTACATTCAGCGTATCCAACAGAACAGCGGGACGTGTAAGGGTAAGAATGGGAGGTACTGTAATTGATGACATTTCAGAGAACGGGACATTCACCTTATACGGCACTTCAATAGGAACAAATCAATTAAAGTTCGGTGCTGACGCTTCATTTGACGGATCTATTTCTTATGTTACTTCATATAAACTTGTCGCAGCCTTCATCTATCAACTCCTGAATCAGGACGGAACGGTAGCATCAACGCAACCCGCAGCATGGAATGAATCTACCTACGGGGACAAGGTGCTTGTTGACGTTGAACTGAGTGGTGTACCGGAAGGATGCTACAAGGTATCCGTTGGCGATCCATGCGATCTGTCAGCGGGTGCTGAACTGCTTACCAACGCTTCCTTTGCTTCGGGTGCTTCGTGGACACACGCTAACGAGGCGGGCGATGATACAGGACTTCAGAACGTTGTTATCTCTGGCGGTGCTATTGCTATGACTGTAGATACTACCAACAGGGCTATTGCTGAGAGTTACAAGCAGGCGTTGACAGGTAAGACAGAAGGGTGGTACAGGATCAGCTTCACTACAGGACACGTGGACGCTGCTATCGTATCGCAGTCCGGTCCGAACTTTGTGCAGGTTATCTTCGGTAGTGCTTATCACTACGTACCTATACAGTACTTGGTAGCCAATACAGAATACGCTGCGTTCTTTAACGTCAATAGCCTGCTCGGTACAACGGACAATTATACGGTGGTTATCAGTATGACATCAACCAGTAGCTTATCAGGTGGTGAGTATTTCGAGATCACTGACGTAAGCCTGAGAACAGCAACAGGTTCGGAGTGGATAAGTAACTGTATCAACATTACAGAGGACTTCGACTGCGAGAAGGCTATTATCGGAACGTGCGAGACAGGTACTACGAACTTGGGTTTCTACTGGGACGGAACGTTTAAGCTGAAGCAACGGCTGCCGTTCCTGTACTTCAATCCAACGTATCCGATAGAGGCGAGCGATTACGAATACTCATCAGGTCGCAGGGCTATCACATCGGCAAGCAGGGAGAAGTATTACGAGGGACACGTTGACCACGTGGATGAAACGGCACACGACACACTTTCAACGCAGATACTTTGCGATACGTTCACTGTGGATGCAGTTGAGTACTTCGTGAAGCCTGAAGATTATAAGCCTGAATGGATCGAAAAGAACGGAGGGCTGTTAACGGCACAGGCAAGGATAGCGATGAGAAAGAAAACAAGTACAATCTTTAAAAAGAATATATGAGTCAAGTAAAACAGAAAGCGAAGGCGGGTAGTGATGATAACAAAGCGAAGGCGAAGGTAGTAGAAGCGGTACTGTCAGAAACCAAGATCGAAGAAACAACAGGCATAGTACTGCTTGCTCTCGGTCATCCAATGTACACGCATTACGCTTACAACCTCGCTGTATCGCTGAAGTTTCACAACTACAACATACCGATCTGCATTGTTACCAAAGGGGGCGGGTGGGATTACCTGTTCCCTGATCAACAGGCTTTATTCGATCAGCGTATCGAAGCGAAGGATGAATGGATATACGGGGTACATGGTATGGATTACTTCAAAGCGAAGTTACACCTTGACGAGATTACACCGTTCACCAACACCCTATACCTTGACGTTGACATGATCTGGAATAACAATAAGACCGTTCAGGACATGTTGTACGAGATCGGAGGATATGAGTTCGCTATCTGTAACAGGGGACGCATTACAACACCTCAGAAACTTGTATCGGAATGGATAGAGATGAAGCAATTAAAAGAGGTGTACGACATTGACAGTATCTACGATGTATCGAGCGAGGTGATATACTTCAAACAAGGTACTAAGGTATTCGATCAGGCAAGGAAGGTGTACGATGAAAACAAGCTGACGGTACGTGACTTCGGAGGCGGTAAGCCTGATGAGGTTTACTTATCCGTTGCGATTGAACAGTTACAGGTAAAGTTACACGCATCGCCTTGGATGCCTACCTACTGGCAGCCGTATTACTTCACTAAGTGGAACAAAGAAGAATACATTCTGAATCACTACGCAACCTCGATAGGCGGGGCGTTTATTCAGAACAACACACAAAAGATTTATAACCGTCTTTGTCGGCATTACTTCAATCGGATGGGGATACCTCACACCCCCTATCAACAACAGGCTAAAAGCAGAATACTAAAAGAGCGTAGGCATATCTAATGGCAGCACCTACTAATATTACCGATTGGGTTCGTGGCACGAAACGACATACTTTTTACAAGGAGTCCGTTGACCACTATACAAACATCATGTATCACTCTGACGGGGTTTACCCTGAGAAGCTGATACGGGACCGCAGACCAGGGGAATCTGAAACGATACAAAAGTTCAGGCAACAGATTTACGTCTGTAAGACTGAATCGCCGTTCTCTAAGGTTCTCAACTCGCTGATGAAGATCAGGAAGGCATCGGATTTCAACCCTGCAAGGTTTGACTCAGCGAAAGTTCCCGCTATCATAGCACCGGAGGAGACACCGGAGGAATATACCGCTAAAGACTTCCCAAAGTACAAGAGCTTCGATAACTGGTTCTGGTCCATGTGCTTTAAGCAGATGGTCATCGATCCGAACGCTATCAGTCTGGTCGGGCTACTGAACCCTGTTCGTCCAGATAGCGAGTATGCTAAACCGTACCCTGTCATATACAACAGCCCACAGATTCTTGACTACGAGGAAGGCAAATACTACTTCCTTGAATCGAAAGAGGCAGCAACGTACACAAGCGGTAACAGAAGCTACCCTGCTAAAGTATTCGTTTACGTGGATAGCGAAGTGATTGCAAAGTACACGCAATCGAACGCCAAGGGGGACTATACTATTGATGAGCTTCAGCATAACCTTGGCTACCTTCCTGTTGTTAAGCTGAACGGTACAAGTGTAAGGGATAACGCTACCAATACGCTGTACAAGTCCAGACTTTCTCCTATGCTTCCTGAACTCAACGAAGCTGTAAGGGAGTACACCGACCTTCAGGCGGGGATCGTACAGTATATGTTCCCACAGTACTGGTACTACGGTGCGATGGAGTGCGGTACGTGTCAGGGTACAGGCAAGATACCGAAGGATGACGGCTCTGTGAACTGCGTGAAGTGCGATGGTCGTGGTAAGTTCCCGTTCAGTCCGTTTCAGAACTGGGAGGTTAAAGCACCGTCAGCTACCGATCCGGCACAAGCACCAACACCTCCGGCAGCACCGATTGAGCGTGACACGAAGATCGTAGAACTTCAGGACCGCAGGATACAGGAGCATATCTATTACGCTCTGTCGGCTGTTGATATGGAATACCTCGCTACGCAACCGCTGAACCAAAGCGGTTTGGCTAAAGAGTGGGATAGATCGAACACTAACAACTTCGTGTACGGTTTCGCTGAAGATGCTGTTCGTGTTATGGATGAACACCACGACATCTTCAATGATTACAGGTACAAACTGATTGTTCCGAATGATGAGATACGCTCTGAACTTTCACCACGTATCGAAGTACCTGTACAGTACGACCTTGTTACCGATGCAATGATGACTCAGGAAATCAGCCGTATGAAGGACGCTAAGTTCAACCAACGGATTATTGCAGCAGCAGAGATAGAGTTCGTAGGTCGCAAGTTCATCACCAACGATGCGCTTCGTGATTCTGTTATCGCTGAGTGCAACCTTGACCCACTGTCAGGACGTTCGGAGGAAGATATTACGATGCAGTTATCGAATAACGGTATCAGTAAGAAGGACTATGTGATTCATTGCAACATCAAAGGCTTCCTTGAAAGAGCGATGTTGGAAGATCCTGCTTTCCTGAGCCTCGATGAGAAGTCGCAGCGTGAGAAGATTGACGCAATGGCTACTGAGTTCCTTGCCAGTAACGATACAACTACTCAGGTGGTTAACTCTCTTGCCCCTGCCGTTCCACCGATGGATACAGTACCTACCGATGCCACAGCAAACAATTAACGACATACTTGACAGTATCGACAAGGCTTCAGAGAATTTCCTGAAGACCTTGCCGAACATTGAAAAGGAGCAATACAAGCGGATTGTTCAGCTATTAAAATCGCTGGACACTACCGCAGGAAATCGTATTAAGTCGAATATAAAGAACATCAATATCATTAACCGGATAAGAACGGAGCTGAATGATATTGTAAAGAGCGACCCGTACATCAAAGCGGTAAAGGACTTCGCTACGGTATTCGATGACATCTCGGTACTTCAGAATACATACTTCTCAACGATCAGCGATAAGTTCACGCCCTCTAAAACACTGGAAGCTGTTAAACAGTACTACAAGAAGGAAACGGTCAGAATGTTACTTGAAACCAATACCGTTGAGATGGGTAACAACATTGCTGCGGTACTTCGTGAGAACATCACAGGAGGAGGAAGCTACTTTGACCTTACCGATGTAATGAAGGGGCTTGTACAGGGTACAACAGAGGAAGCGTCAATAGGCAAGCGACTATTCGAGAAGAATGTTATCGATGCAGTACACCAGTACAACAGGCAGTACACGAAAGCTGTTACCGATGACTTAGGTTTAGAGTGGTATCAGTACGTTGGATCGCTACTGAAGACAAGCCGTGAGTTCTGCGTGAAGATGTGCAAGCAGCGGCACTTCCATAAGAGTGAAGTTCCTGATATATTAAAAGGTCAGCTTGCTAATGGGGTTACCGTTGCGCTGAATCCTAATAACGACCTACCGAAAGGAATGTACGATAACGAAGACGAGAATAACTTCTTCATCTATGCAGGTGGTCACAAGTGCGGACACGGTATCTTTCCCGTTAGTACCGCTTCAGTTCCGAAGGTGGTGAGGGATAGGGTGGTGGGTTAGGGGTAGTCGTTATGATTATTGTCACGAGTATATGCAGGTTTACGGTGTCGAGAACCACCAAGAGTAGAACGATAACCTCCCCTTATTGTTGACTCTAAATTTTTTCCCGTTTCAGTTTTTTCAGTATTATCAGGATCAAAATTTATTAGCGATTGATATAATGGGAAAGAAACTTCGCTTATCTTTTTATTGGTATTTTTATCGGGAAAAATAGCAGGATTATTATTACTGAATATCTTGAATGTTAACCACTTCTTTATCCGCATCCAAAGGCTGGTTTTCGTTTGCTATTTATCAATTACTTGTTCAGGATTCGTTGCCATAGGTTGCGGGTGTCTTTTTTATAGTTCAACTTAGGGGCTTTTATGTTCTTTTTTATATACTCATCAATAATTTCTTCTTTAATCTTCAATCCCCTTAATTGTAAACGATATAATTCCCAATCGGCATCATTCTCCTTTTTGCTATCTGCCAATTGCTGTAATAATTTTTCAAAATGAGATTGCATTTCATCTGATCCATAAACACAAACTTTGTAGTCTCCTATATGATGAGGAATCATAAAAGAATATACAGGCTTTGTTCCATTTATTAAATCAAACGCCTTCTTTGAAGTCATCAGTTCATCATATAAACTACGTGTTATTGTTACGGTTTCTTCCATCTCCTTTACATTTACAATCGCTGAGGTAATTAATAGTTAAGCACAACACTGTTACCTTTAAACTCCCATCTTCCGGCACGACCGATGAAACGATGTGAAGCTATCATATCAATGATACCGAGTAACGATATAACACCGCCTGTTACTGCTATGTTCGTTCTGATCTTGCTTTGCTCATCTTTCAACAGCATTGAAGAAAGTGAAATACCTGTACCGATAGCAAGCATTGAAGTGCCGATCTTGTAATTAAAGTGAGCCTTGTCGAGGTTATCCCTCATGTATTCTAAAGCAGCGGTATTGCGTAGCATAGTACTATCCTGCGCTTTCGCTGTACTGACAAGCAGAACTAAAGCAATAACTAAACTTTTCATGTTGTTAGTTTCTTAATAAACCACTCCTCGATTATTTCGTTTATCGCTTCACTCTTCGAGGGAGGGCTTACTCTGAGAGGGCTGCGCTTTTTCATTTCTGCCTGTTTCGATTCTACAAGTGATAAGTTCTCAGGGCAGAGCTTAACCTTATTCACCGTACACTCGTTTTTCCTTGGGTATGCCATGAACCTTGAAGGGTCTTTGAATAAGGTTCAAATATAACAAAATCCTTTCAAATTATAGACATTTGTTTAAACATTTGTTAGGCTATCATGGCAACATTCGGAGAACTTCTCAGCAATTTAGCTACCGCAGCGGGGGTAGCAAAAGATAACCCGCAATTAATTGATGTTCTGAGTAACTCAGAACTGGCATCAAAGCCCATCCCCACAGAGATCGCAACACAAATTACAGCGAATTTAATGACAAAAGATGCTGCTCGCAACAATGGCGAGATAAAAGGGCATTTTTATAAGACTTTCGCAAGCGGTTTCGATGAAAAGTTAAAGGAATTCATCACAGATTTCGGACTGGATGACACCACACAAGCGCAGATTTTCGCTGAAGATTCGGTTTTTAAAAAATACGAACGCCTCAGAGAGAAGCTGAAAGACGCTTACAGTACCGCCAAAAACTCCACGACAGTATCCGGTAAGAAAGAAGCCGAGGAGGAGATCAGGAAGCTGAACGCAGACCTCGCAGCAGCTAAAACAGCTATAGAGCAGGCACGTCAGGATGAGGCTAACAAATGGATCAACGACATCAAAGAATCGCAGCTTGAAAATATGCTCGGTTCTTATGAATACAGCAATGACAAAGTCCCTAAATCGACAAGTATTGAAGTGGCTAAGGCGATCTTGAACCGCAAGATCAGCGACAGCAAACTCAATCCGGTATTCGATCCAAAGACCAAGTCTTTTCGTCTGCTCACTGAATCAGGATTGGAGCATTTTAACGGCAACACGCCCGTAGCCTTTAAAGACTTCATGGATTCTACTGTAGCGGAAGCAGGATTAATCAAAGTATCGGGGTCGAGTGGTACACCACCGCCTAACACACAGTCACAGGTAACACCTAAGACTGCAACAGCAGCAACAGGTCCCAAGAACGTCTCGTCATACTTGTCGAGTCTTGACAGCGACCTTGCTGACTACTCTCAACATTCAAACAAATAATATCAATGGCAAACGGTTTATATCCGTATATTCTTAATGACCTGAAGCTCCTCACGCAGGATGCTTACACGGGTCATAAGATCGACTACGCAGGGTTCACTGATATGCTGCTCATGAATACCATGAACAAGCCTGTACCGCTGAACACTCCCGAAGGTCACAAACGTGAAATGCGTGCTTGGTATCGCCAGCGTCCTACCGTTGCGATGACTGACACAGCGAAGTCATGCGATAACGTACTGACTCCTGCACGTAAGGAAACAACTATGAGCGTGTCCAACACACGCCAGATCGCCTACCACATCAATGATGAACTGATCGCTACCTACAATCAGGAAGCATCACAGAACGTTGGTCTTGGCGGTCAGTTCGGGGCATCCCGTGAGATGATGGACATTATGTTCTCAGCCGGAAACGCTATCAAAAAGGCTGTTAACGCTGACCTTCTTGCTCTGGTGTCTTTCGGTCGTAACCGTGTATCCGGTGCTTCTACGGCTCAGACAATCAACTTCCCGCAAACAGTAACCACACAGCCGCTTAACAACGGTATCACTAAGGTGCTGTATGACTACAAAGCGAACGGTCTGGTAAGTCGTCCGCAGATTGTAGGATCAGGTTTTGCTTTCCAATGGGCTTTACAACAGCCTTACAAAGCTCCTGACACAGGCGGTATCGACACTCGCCTTGCCTTCACAAACTTCGACTTCTGGTTCGATCAGGACTACGCTGACGTGTTTACAGGAGGTTCAGGTAACGAGTTCGGAGTATTCGAGCCTGGTGCAGCACACCTTGTTGAATACAACGAATATACTGGTTTCAAAGCAGGTGTTAAACCTGGTGCTTCTGAGTTCTTCAACGTGAAACTGCCAACGATGGACCCTAACGGTAACATCATCCCGTTCTCGGTTGACGTGCAGATGAAGTATTCCGATTGTTCAGCAACGTTTACGGATGCTTACTCTGGCGGTTCTGTTACCCTTGAAAAAGGATGGAACATGATCGTAAGTAAGCAGTTCGGCTTGTGGCAGATTCCTTCTGATGCGTTCAGAAACGAAGATCCGCATATCGCTGTTAACGGTGCATTGCGTTACGTTGCTACTAACTCCTAATCCTTCTCATGGATTGTTTAATAGATAGTATCGGACTTGCCGGATGCGGGACTTCTACTCCCGTGTCCGGCTTGTTTATTAACGGACTCCCAGGCATCAGCCTTGAGTCTATTGAATCCCTTGCCGACTTAGAGCAGGCTACCTACTCAGGTGTCTGGTCAGACGTTCAGACACGTGCAGCGAAACGCTTTAAGGTCGCTGTTACCTCTGAACTGAACAAGCGGTATAAGATTGGCTTGTTAAGCTACTCTTTGAACTACAAACCACAGCCGGATACCGGAGACACCACAGCACCTGCAGCGGGTTATCGTGGTATCACCTTTGATCTGGACTATCCTACCGATACCAATGTACTGAAACGTTCATCGCTTCAGAACCATTATATACAGACAGCCTACTACTACCACACCGGAGCAAACGCAACGGTAACTATACGGGTAATAGATCAGGATACAGGCACTTCACTTTACAACTCGACTATCTCAGCGGTTGCGGGATGGAATACCAAGGCGGTCAATACTTCATTCACAGCTCGCAGGATTATCCTTGGAGTAGAATGTACCGCTGTTACTACGGTCCGTACCGATATTCCGAACAGCACCAACTGGTTCAAAGAGTGCGGTGTAAAGGTCGAAGGGGCGATAGGATCAGGCACTACCTACACCGATACCAATGAGAACACCCATGGTATCGGGGCGGTTTATTCGGTGCAATGTTCCTATGAATCACTTGTTTGTAATAACAAGGACAATTTTTATGCTGCATGGTGGTACTGCCTTGGCTCTGAGATGACTATCGAGCGTATGTTCACCAAGCGTATCAACAAGTGGACGCTGAATAAGAAGGAAGGCGAGGAGTTAAGGGCTTTCTTCGATGTAGAGTTCGAGAAGACGCTTTCACGGGCTTGTCAGGGTATCAACCTGAACTGTGATGACGTTTGCCTTGACTGTGGCTCATGGTATAACATTCGTGAATCCCACTTCGGATGCTGACGGTTAAATCTAACCTCGGCAAGGTCACTGAATCGCTTATCGGTAAGCTGAGAAGTTTATCGACCACAGAACTTCAGGACAAGCTGACAAGGGAGATCGCTACAACGGTCCTGCCGAATATGCGCTACCGTATCCATACGGAGGGCAAGGATTCACAGGACAAGGCTTTCGGAGAATACAACAACGCCTACCTTAAAAGAAGGCAACAGAAACCATACAATAGAACCTCTGACCCTACGATAGTACTATCGTTGACCCGTCAGATGGAGAATGATTTTTCAGTAGTGAAAAACAGATCGAGAAACGGATATGGGTTAGGGTTCAAAAACTCTTTCAACGGGCAGAAGGCTTTATGGCTTCAGCAGCGGTATGGAAGGTATTATATTCCTGATCCGAATGAGTTGAAACTACTGAGAGATACGACAGAACAGTTTATAAAAGACCTCACCAACAATGCCATTTATTAAAGAGATCGTTTCCTTAATAAACACAAGGCTTCAGGAGTCAACCCTCGCTCGCCCTTCTTTTCAGCGTGGTATGTTCTACGGACTGGCAAAGCAGGTACAGCGGGTAAGCGATCAGAACCAACTGCAACCAGTTATCTTCGATCAGGACGGTAAAGACATCGACCCGACTGTTGATGACAAATACCCGTTCAGTATCTACCACAGGGCGGTAAGCTCTACGTTCGTACTCGACCCCAATAGCTTCGATGCTACCATCGAACGCACGCAGATGATCGCTATCGTTTACGGCAACTACGACACTATTAAGATGGACCAGACTCAGCTTGCCTACCTGATCGCATCCGGTATCTCAGGCGAGTTCAGAAGGGACGAGGTGTATCCTACTGGTATCAATCAGGTCAGGATACTACCTGCTAACGCCAACTACGACAGCGCAACGATACTAAGGCAGGAGCACGGGATAGCAGACTACACGCTTGCACCACAGGATAGTTATTTCTCTATTACCTATCTGATCGAAATGAAGGCGGGAAAAGATTGCGTTCCATGTACTGAATGTTAATAGGAAAATTCAACAAATGTTGTTACATTTGTTTAATCAATACGGGCATCGAGGGGAAACCCTAACAACTTCGGCAGTGAGCGGTTACTGCAACAGACAATGAAAAGTACTTTAAAGACACTTACATCATGTCTATTTATTATCCGAGCAGCTCATGTTCGGGTGGTACTGTTCCCGATTACTACTGCACACCCTGCTTAACGTACGAATACGGGCGTATCAGGCACATTGCCCTCATCTCCACTTCTTATATCGACACACTATTAGGGAATCCTACATCTGCCACAGTATGGCAGACAGGGATTACTAACGGATCAATCTTTGTCCTGTATAAGACGCAAGGAAGCTATGACGGAGGTTCTACCTCTGAGATCGCTGGATTTGGTGATGCAGCTACCACGAACGGTAACACCACACACACACTTACTTTTAAGGACCCGAATTATGCCGAGAACTGCGACTTCTACAATGAACTTCGCGCATCGGCAGACTACACACTTGCTTACGTAACGTCTGACAGCGTTCACTTCAGTGAAGAGGTAGTTACATTCTCGCCAAAGAATCCTGTACAGGACGATATTAACTCTATCGTCACATGGGAGGTGCTTTGCAAATGGACGAACAACGACAGCCCATGCGCTTACGCCAAGCCGACAGGAAACTTCTTCGACACTTGTTACATTCACTCTTAAAAAACAGCGACCACGAACAGCCCCGTAAGGTTGCTCTAATCGCTTAACAACAACAACAAATGAGCATATTTCAAGGAGAAATTTCGTGGAATGAAATAAAGAAAATCGTTGAGGAGAAAGTAGGAGGAGGACTGAAGGTGCAGGGCGATGGTGAGGTGGTTCGCTTAGAAGCCGCTGAGATCGCAGCACTTGACGGTACAGGTGATACCTATTACGGTACTGTTCAGATTAATGATGTGGATGGCAACGACTATATTTTATCTTTATTAAAAGCGGATACGACAGAGGCTAATACATTATTTATTCTATCGTCATCAACAGCGGTATCCACTATTAATCACGTTCTATTTAATAAGCTGGTAGATGGAACTAATGCAGTTGGCAAGGCTTATTTTACTGGTTACAAAATCACATTAGCATGAGCCTGTTTCAGAATCGTATCTCATGGAATGAGATCAAGAAGATTGTAGAGGACTTCACGGGGCGTACCGTTAGCGGTGACCCTGAAGCCGTACTGCTACATTACGCAGACCTTACGGCTATTCAGGCACTCGACCATGAGTATGCATACTTCGGGGATGTTCATATGAACGATGATTCGTTTGGCGATGAACATACATTTCAGTATATATTCCCTGATGACACTTCGGCTACAACAGTCGCAATCCCTACTACGGGTGTAGCTTCTTACGGTAACGTGGTTCGTAATGTGCTATTTAATAAAGTAACAGTCATACCTACTACAGTAGGCTGCACTCATGCGCTTGCTTACAAGATTCCGCTTGCTACAGAGTTTGGAACGATATATACATACAGCGATGCTACACTACCTGTTATAGGATGGAGTAAAGCAGGTACAACATACACACACGCAGCTGGCACAGCTAACACCTTATCGTTTGCTCTTTCGCTTCCGGCAGGTAGCTATATCCTGTACGCTACCGCAACAATAACATCGGGCACTCTTGACTTCGGTACTGATGAGATAGGGTCAGGATTCCAGTTATCAGGAGCAGGTGTGCAGACTGGTACTTATGAATTCTATTCAGACGGATCAGGATCGGTGTTATCTGCTATCCCTTCATCATCATTCGTAGGATCATTCACAGAGGCTAATATTTACATTCAAAACGTTATCTACTCATGACAAAAGTCTACATCATCCCCGACAATGGCGGGTACATTCTCGAAAATACTGACGAGAACACAAACGGATTCCAGTACACGCTTACAGGCGGTAAGGCACTGGTAACAGCTACCGACACCAAAGACATGGAAGAAGGATTCCTTGACGATGGAGGGATGATCGGAGCAATTCAGAACGCTATTATCGCAACTATGGCAGCACCGAAAGAGGCTTCACTTTCTGAACTCAATGTGTTACTGGCTCATGTGCTAAGCGTATGAGTTCTACTGAAACATATACGCTTGAGTTATCCAAGGGGTTCAAATCCGTTGTTGATGCTGAAGTATTTGAAGATGTTTCTAAGCATAAGTGGACATATACCCATCAGGGATATGCAGTGAGATCGTTTACGGATGACGGCAAAAGGCGCATAATATACCTTCATCGGTATTTAATGAACGCAAAGACCGGAGAGTATGTCGATCATATAAATGGAGATAGACTGGACAATAGAAAGTCAAATCTTCGCATTTGTACCAATGCTCAGAACGCATGGAATCAGCCAAAGAAACGACAGGGTTCATCAAAATACAAAGGAGTTTCGTTTTGGAAAAGAGACAATAACTGGACGGCACAAATAACTCATAATTATAAGCCATACAAGATAGGATATTTTGACACCGAAGAAGATGCCGCTGCCGCTTATAACGCAAAAGCATTAGAGCTTTATGGTGAGTTTGCAAACATAAACCAAATATTATGAACGGTCACTACAATAACACCCTAAAGAACCTGCTCGCCACCAACAACGGAGCTGCCGACCTTGACTGGATGGTCCGGAATAAAATTGATACGCAAGGATGGGATTCATGTACGTTTTACGATAACGGAACGCTACTTGGAAAATCAAACTTTCCAACATTCGTTCTGAACGCTTACAACAAAAAGATCAAGTGCGGTATTCCCTGGAGTTCTGATAGTGAAGTTAATCAGGCTATCAATTACAACAAGGCGCAAACCGATACACGCAAGAAACTGACTCACCTTGTTTCTGAACTTGAGGACTACGGTAGCGGAAACGTTACACCTACTCAGTTCAAGGCATTGCTTGAGAATAATTACCTCAAAGCAAGTGCAGCCGGATTAAAGTTTGGAGTCTATAACGGATGGACAAAACAATGGGATGTCGTTGTAAAGAACAGCGATTTCCTGTTACTCCATTGCTATATCAGTTCAGCTAATATGGCAAGCGGAAAAGCTATATACGATTACATTCAAGGTCGTTTGTCACTGATTGCAACAGAGGCTAAGAAGATCGGAAAGATTTATCCGGTATCAATTATATTTTCTTCTGAGGCTTCATTTGGAGGTACATACTTCAAAACAAATCCTTGGCTGAAGCCTTATCAATTATTGATGCCTGAGTATGACAAACGGGCAACCGCTGCCATGAGGTCTAACATCATCATGGATGGAGCGTATTTCTTCGTAAGTAAAACTTCAAAAGTTAGCAAGCCTTAGTATATGATTCTACAAGCCCCTGTTATCTATCACCAAGACCTCGACACACTTCAGTTGTTCTTTGAAGCTGTCAAGACGCTCGGATCGTTTGCTGTTTTCGCTGTTGGTTTCTGGCTCAAGTCATTGGTGGGTACACTAAAAGAGATGCGTGACAGCGTGGGTAAGATAGAACTGTGGATCGCTTCACATGGATCTGACTTCTCAAACCTTGTCAATAAAGTTGAGAGCGTTGAGAAGGAACAGAAAGAACTGTTCAACGCATGGAACGAGTTTTACAGGGAGTATTCACTACGACTCAATGACCTTAAAGGCAAGACTCATTATTAATGAAGCAATCATGGCTATATCCATAAAGAACTATAATCGCCCGAAACCGAAATGGGCAAAGGCTACAAGCCATCTGCTCGAAAATATTTCGGCAGGACTTACGGGTGCGGGTATTCTTGCAGGTGCAGGGTATTACTCACTTATACCGCTTGCGCTTGGATGGGTGGCTAAATTCATTCTTGAACTATTCCCTAACGAGGAACAACAACAAATAGATTCTAATAATTCAAACAATCAAAAAACAGAAAAACCATGAAAGGTAAATCATTAGGAGTATCATTAATCTCTATGGCTATTGCAGCCATTGCAGCGTATTCATCGCTCGGAAGTCCTGCCGTTGCTGCTTGGCTCGGTATCGTTTCTTTCGGTCTGACACTCGTCCTGTCAACATTAGCCCCATCAGGTACATTCCCTAAAGGATGGAATGCCGTTATGTGGATCACTAACGGAGTGGGTATCGCTGTTCAGGTGCTTACTGCTATGGCTGATAAACAACTTGCCGATCCGGTAACGATCAACTACGTGATTATCGGTATCAATATCCTGATGCAGACATTCATCAAAGACTACGGCAGTGGATCGCAGATTGAAAACGCTAAGTCATAACATCATGGCAAACCGCAGAATCAACACCATCCGAAGAAAGAAGTCGCTCACTAAATCAGGGATGCGGTACTATTTCACTATCCACGCTCCGAACGGAGAAAAACTGGAACGGTCACAGATGTATAAGACCTATGCCGGACGTTGGAAGCGGATCAAACGTATTCAGGAAGCTGAGTTAATCAATGTTGAATAATACTTCCGTCACACGCTTTTTAACCCTCATTGCCTTCATGGTGATGGGGGTTATTATTATTTGGCTGTGGCGTGGTAAGAAGCCTGAAGGCGGAACGGTCACACGTATCGACACGGCACGAACCGCTCCTGTTATCATTAACAACTGGCCTGCCTCATCTACGGTGCAAGGTCAGAGACCTCCTGATGTGAACGTGTCAGGGATGGATAGCGCACAGCTTCGGGCGATGCTCGAAAGCTACTTACAGAAATACCGTGAATTATTCGCTGAACATACGGCTGTTAACCGCTACGATACAACCTTCAAAGACTCGACATATAAGGAAACGCTGTCAATGGAAGTGACCCGTAACCGCCTTGCTAAGTTCACCCGAAACATGGAAGTGTATCACAGAACAACAACGATAACCAAACCCGCCCGCTTCGCCCTCCTCGGTGGTGCTTTCGGGTACTCTGACGGGTTGCACACCGCTGCGGGGTTTCAGCTATCAGGTCAGACCGCTAGAGGCGATCTGTATTCAGTAGGGTATGATGTACTGAACAAAGGGTGGTATGGGAGTGTGCAGTTTAAGATACGGCTACGGAAATGAGATACCTGACCCTATACCTGCTTGTCCTGCTTGCCTGTAACAAGCCTCAACCGTTGCGTCTGTCAACTGCCAGTGGTTACGATAATCTTTACACCGCCCTGACCAACGCCCGATCAGGTGACACGATCAGGATAACAGGTACGGTTGACTGCTCAGGCAGGAAGCCGCTTGAGATAAGAGTATCAAACATTAGCGTGATAGGAGGCACATTGCGATCAAACACAGTCTTTCCGACTGTGACGGGCGCACTGCTCGTCAACTACGGATCAAACAACCGCTTCATAGGTACAACCTTTCAAGGCTCTGATACATGGGCGAATCAGTACGATGAGATATGGACGTGGACGCATTACTTCACGGGGTTTCTGAATTACGGGGATAGCACACTTCTCAAGGCGTGTAAGTTCGTGAACTGTGGGCGCAATGGGGCTTGGTTCTACCGCTTATCAGGATGTGAAGTAGATGGATGCACCTTCACTGGTATCATGTGGCAGGGGACGGGTTACGGTCTTTGGGCAGGGTCAATGGATGGAGGTAGTATCCGTATTCACCATTGCACTTTCAACCGCAACAGGGTTCATATTGATGGATCAGGACACCTGACCAACATTCAGATAGATTCATGCACGTTCGGAAGGCAGACAACATTTGTACCAGTTCAGCGTCACGACCGCTCAACCAGTCGGGGGAGTGGAGGCGGCTCGTGGCGACTGATCGGCTCAACCTTCTTAGATTCGATTGAACCGTGCCGACCGACTGTTCCGGTTTCCGATACGGCTTTCATCATAGGTAACAAGTGGAGGTGGACGAATTGCAGCGATGCTGTGAACTCAGGTAGTTACTTCTGCGCTCGACCTTCGGACAGGGTTGTGTTCGCTCGCAATACCTCTTTCGGATTGAAGGCTGATTCAGTTACACCACCGCCTTCAGGCGTGTTCACCATGCAGGTGAAATCTTCCTACTGGCAAGGATTGTCACCTTACACTATATCCGTTCACATCAATGACTCACTTGTGTACCGCTCGAATGTAGCGGGTAAGTTATCCTGGAAGAAATTATCTGTAAAGGTCGGGACAGTTCGATCCTTCACCATAACCGTACAATGTGATTCGACCCTGACTGATACAACACGCTCAGAAGTTCAGGTGTGGTTGGACGATGTTGGTGTTCAGAGTTCGTTCACATCATTCGAGGGAGTGAAGTTGCCTGTTAACTGGAAGCAGACTGTAACAGGTGTATGGTCAACAGGTATTCGTTCCTGCGACTCTTATTCAGGATCCCGATGTTTTATGATTCGTCAACCATTTCGCTCACGCCCTTCAAAAGGATGGAGCGTTAAACTAACTGCTGTACTATGAACGAAGAAGAAAGAGACACATTCCGCTTCGACTTGGCACTATGCCTGCTTGTGGGTATAGTGATTGCGTTTTACATTCTTAACATTCTGTTCAAATGATAACCTATACCAATACCAACATCAAAGGATACAACGGTCATGTGATAACAATCCACGAGGACTTTAAGCAGTATCTTGACAAGATGAACTTTATTGCCGTTGACTTATCTATAGTGGTGTGGGTTACTTCATCGCTCAGGCATTCTACTAATGTACCTGGCGCAATCGTTACGCCTGCGAAGATGGGTAACCACCTTGTCGGGATGGCGATTGATTGCAACATTCAACGTGGTTCAGTATGGTACAACTCTAAAGGTATGGCTTCGCCAATCGGAGCGATACTTGACTTCATCCTGCAATGTGAAGCGATAGGACTCAGATGGGGTGGCAGGTTTCAAAAGCCTGATCCTGTTCACTTCGATTATCCTTTGAACTTGCAACATCCTGAGAGGTGGCAGGAGATTTATAACTCGCTTCAGTAGTAGTGCCGGATATAGGACTCGAACCTATAAGAGCCTGTTTCTAAGACAGGAATGTTTACCAATTTCATCAATCCGGCAAGTGAACTTAGAAGGAGTCGAACCCTCAGTCTCATGGTTCGTAGCCACACGCTTTATCCAATTAAGCTATAAGTTCATGGGTGCAATCTCAGATTCGAACTGAGGTCAACAGATTCACAGTCTGTCCGCTTACCAATTAGCATAATTGCACCATATTGTCGCCCCTCGTGGATTCGAACCACGACACCCAGAGTCAAAATCTGAGGTACTACCATTATACGAAAGGGCAATGGGCGGGTCTGTCCCCGCTTGTCATACCATTTTTTATTTCTCGGCAGATCACGGTATCAAAACTGTGTCGTTAGGTGGGCGGGATTCGAACCCGCGTGCTCCTCATTCCAAGTGAGGTTAGATAAACCTGACTCCTATACCACCTAATGTAAAAGCAAAAAGCCCCGAACATTTCTGAACAGGGCTTTCGCTTATTATATGTGTATCAACTAAACACAATAACCCCATTCGACTCTTGCTTGGAGGCGTTGCTGCGGTCGTTGAGTATGAGTTGTTCTTGTTTTCACTTTGCAAATATAAACATTAAAACATCCGTTGCAACACCCGCCTCACAATTTCCCGACCGCGTCCCGTTTAACAGCCACACTCAACCCCACAGCATCACACAACTTAATCAGTGAGTCAAGTGTTGGAGGGTAGCTTCCTGATAACATACGGCTAACGCTGTTTGGCGAGAATCCGGTACGATCGGAAATCTCAAGCTGAGTAATACCGTTATCTTTTGCTGAGGCGTTTATCTCCGATAACAGCGACCTACGTACTTCGATGACTTTTTTTTGTTTCATGTCGTAAAATTAAAAGGCAGCCCCGAAGGACTACCATCCCGCTGACCTCGCGGGAACAGAGGGATTAGTTGTTAATTTCCTTAATCATTTCATCTATCTGTTTATCAGATAAGGTGTGTAGTGTTTCTAAATGCCTCTTTGCCATTAAGAGCGTACTTTCGTAATCAGTACCACCTTTCCACATATTAGGGTTGTATGAATATTCATGCACAAGCCGTCCTTTATGCTCCACCTCTCCATATTTTGGAGCTGATCGATCCAAGTAAATTTGAATTTTATTGATAGATAAATTCGATACAATTGTCAGGTTTTTCATTTTTGCGAGGTTTTAATTGTTTGAATTATTCAACAAATATACATATATGTATATACGGAAGTCAAGCATTTTAACATTTATTTTCAAACTTTAACTAAAGGTTGCTAAATCTGGCTAAAATAGCCATCCGTTGCTACACCTGTTCAGATCAAGTTAACCGCATCCCGTTTCTCAGAATCTATCAGGTGGGTGTATATAAGAGAACCAATAATATACGCTATTGCTGTAAGGCTAAAGTAGGTCATGGAATTTATTTTGTCTAAATACTTGACAAATATAGTTCTTTGTTTTACATTTGTCAAGTTAATTTACAATTTACTGCGAAAATATTTACCACAAAGCTATGACAAAACAAAAAACTGTTGACGCTCATCGGGAAAGCATACAGATTGCCAAGTTCCTGAAATCGAAACGAAGATTCCTGAAATACTCGGAACTGGAAAATTCCTGCGGGATCGCTACAGGTACACTATCACACGTAGCAAGGGGCGCAAGACCATTTCCGAAGAAGCACATTAACGCAATATTGCCTAAAATTATAGTCTTTGGCTATCAGCAAGTTACAGAATAATTTGTCTTTTTACTTGACAAATGGAATTTTGTGTTTATATTTGCTGAATAAATCAAACAATTAAAACCTCGCTAAAATGAAAACAATCACAACAATCGACGGACAAGATGCAGTAGTAACAAACGTATCAATGACAAGGGCTTCCGGCTACGGTCAATATACAATTAACATTCAATTCTCATGGGATGGAGTTAACTTCAATTCTAATATTCATTCAACCGATTCGAGAGCATTTGACAACATGAATGATGCGGATGATTCAATGGAGTTTCTTTTGGATGAATTTAAAAACATTATTGAAGACACTATCAGCGATCTTGTTTCTGAACATATTTCAAAACAATAACATCCCTCAGTTCCCGCGAGGTCTGCGGGATAGGTAGTCCGTTAGAAGATTGTGAACCTACTGGCGGGCTACCTTTTAAAACAAAACAGACGACATGTCCCGCTACTCCCACTGCCCCGACCTCAGAGATGAATGTGAAGACCGTGAAGAATACAACCGCTTCGATAACGCTGATGAAGAAATGGAACAGAGCAGAGAGGACGAAGAAGATCGTGTTATCACTGACCGCAATGAACTGGCAAGACTTATCCGCAAGGAGTTCGATGCAACCAGTAAAGGATTAGAGGGGCATGATGCGAGGGTGCAATGGATCAGGATAGCGAAGAACCTCGATTTCTATGTACTGGCTGAGGAAATGACTAACGATATGAGAATTGGAAGTATATGAACAGATCAGAACTAATGGAAGAACACCAACGGACGTTCGACAAGGTGTTGCAACAGATGGAACTTGTAGAACTGGCAGAACAAGAATACAACAAGCCGTATGTCAGAACAGAGAAGATAGCAAGACTCTGGAGATTATATCTGGCAGAGAAACGAAAGTTGGAAGACCTGAGATTCAAATGCAAATCACTTGACGAGCGACTAATGAAACACGTTCCGATAACTATTAAGATGACATACAATAACACTACGATATGACAACCCGCCTCGAACTAATCTACGACACTCAGCGCAATAGACTGATAACAATGTCAGAGAACAACAACAAGCTGCTTACTGTGGCAACTGGCAGGGATGATAACGGTAACTGGGTTATCGTGCCACGATCAAGATACAACGCTATTAAGAATCAGAATGAACAACAGGGTAAACAACTATTAAGAACGATACTATGACTATTCCTGAAATCGAAAAGATAACAAAGATTGTTTCAGCTATTAAAAAACTGGACAAGGAGATTATTTTCATTGAAAAAACAGCACGAATTCTTTCTGAGAATATCTATGATGTCGATTTCAGTCTATCGTTTACTCCTATTGAGATTAATAAGAAAGTTGAAGTACTGGATAGTGATGGGTTCTTAAAGAAGGAAGAAGATTCATCAAATAAAGAAAGAACAGGATGGATTATTAGCCCATTATTATATACTATACCTGCTGAATATGGGTCTGTTGGACATATTGGAAAAGAATATAAAAAGCACTCCGTCTCAGAGAAAATAGATGAATCGCTTTCCTTGAAACTGCTTGCTGTTATTCTTCGTGACAAGCAATCGAAACGTGATAACCTTATTGTACAACTCAAACTAATCGGCGTTCAAATATGACCTTCTCCGAAACCGATAAACTATACCTACAGCTTAACGCCATATTCATCGCCCTCTGTGGGCTTGTATGGTGGTTACTATAAACCGAATAATAAAACAAACAACATGACTAAGCAACTAACAATTAAACCGAATGAGCAAGTTGAAAAAGCTTTCGACTGCCCTGAGTACCTGAGTCAGAAGGAAAACGTACAGCTTCAGTATTTCGTGCAGAAGTTAAACCGTGAACCTGACCCGAAGGAACTCGAAAAGACCCCTGATGGTAACGCTGCATCGCTGCCGATCAGTTTCATCGAAATGACATTGGATGAACTGTACTTCGGAATGTGGGAACTCACAGACGTAACCTACCAACAGATTTTCAATGAAGTGGTAGGTACTGGTGTACTGACAGTTAAGCACCCGATCACAGGTGAAAAGATCAGGCGTACGGGCTTCGCCTCCGTTGTTATCACTCAGGATGCAGGTGCAAAGATGCAGGACTTCAATACAACAAAGAAGAAAAACGCCCTTGACCTTTCATTCCCGAAGATGAAAGCCGAGATCCTAAAGAACGCAGCGCAATCGCTCGGCAAGGTATTCGGTCGTGACATCAACAGAAAGAAGAAAGACACTTTCAACCCTCAACTGAAACCGATCACTCAGGAATCTATGGACGCTGCGATTAAGCGCATCCAACAAGGAGAACTCGGAGTAATTGAGATCGTGACATCACACTTCATTGTCACAGACGAACAGGTATCTACCCTCGCTAATGTTAAACCCTTAAAACAACTCAGCTAATGGACGCACTCGACAAACAACTCGCAGAAGTATCAGGTCAGCGTGGCTCAGAATGGCATCAGCACCGTGTCGGCAAGTTCACGGCTTCAGAGATTCACAGGTTAATGACAGATCCTCGCAATAAGGCGCAATCGCTTTCAGAAGGCGCAAAGACCTACGTGATGGAACGGGTAGCGGAACGGATCACGGGCGTACCATGCAAACAGGTTGACAATTTCGCTACGCAATGGGGTAACGATCACGAGGACGAGGCTCGCATGATGTTCACAATGAAAACTGGTCTTATCGTAGAACAGATTGGCTTCGTGCCTTACGGCGATGATGCGGGTGGTTCACCTGACGGAGTGATACCTATGGTTAACTCAGGCGTTGAGATTAAATGCCCTTTCAATTCAGCGAACCATATCAGTCACCTGCTTATTGAATCGAATGAACAGTTTAAGGCTGACTTCAAAGAGTACTACTGGCAGGTACAGATGAACATCATGTGCAACAACGCTGAGAACTGGTGGTTTGTTTCTTACGACCCACGTTTCCCTGAAGCTGAACAGATGTTCATTCACAAGGTCGAGCGCAATGATGCAGACATCGAAAACCTGAAAGGAAAGATCAAAGCAGCTATCGAATATGCTGAGTTCATCACTACTAAACTAATCAAACACTAAACACCGGAGCAAGTGCGCACCTCCGCTATCTGCGACTAAGGCGGGGGTGCTTTGTTCTACTAACAACTAACGAGAATGGAAAATGTGACACGAACAGAAAGAGGATGGGCTGGACATTTTATTTGTGCAAACAGATGTAGGTTCAGGCGCAACACGCTTCTTGAATATAAGGATATTAAGATAGTTGTATCAACAGTCGGGTTAATGGAAAATTTAGCAGGGAACAAGTTTGATACTATTGGTCATGAAAGATATTTTGAAACCATGTGCTTCCACGCAGACCCAACCGACAAAAGATATAAAGATATAGACGTGCAAAAAGAAATATCATTTGAAAGCAATTGGTCTTTAAATGAAATTGATGCGGACGATAAGGCAAATGAAATGCACGAAAATGTAGTTAATGAAATAACATCAGGATTATTAATAGGACTAACATATCCAACAGAACGATAACGCCCCATGCAAACCACCCTCGACTTCACGCATAGAGAGAATACTGTTCAGTACAGAATGAACAGGACACGACTCGGGAAGCAGGCGCAATACGTTTATGATTGGCTGAAAACAGGGGCGAGAATAACGGTGAAGGATGCTGCGATACGTGACATTGGCGATCTAAGGGCACGTATCCGTGACATCAGGGGCGCAGGAATAGAAGTGAAGGATAAGGAACTGGATTCAACAGGAAGGAAAGAATATTATTTATAACCAGCGGTCACCCGCATAACAAACAAGCAAATGGCATACGAACAAAAACCAGGGCAAGGAAGCCTGTTCATCAACAACAAAAAAGAAAAAGAAAACCAACCCGACTTCAACGGGTCGATCACTACACCTGACGGTAAGCAATGGAAGGTGTCAGGATGGAAGAAAACATCTTCATCAGGAATCGAATACACTTCGCTGTCGGTGCAAGAGCCGAAACCGTTCACACCCGCAAGCGATGAACAGAAGGCTGTTAACAAGGGCGCAACATCGCCAGCTAACACGGATACAACAGTACCATTTCAAGATTTACCATTTTGATCTAATGCGCTACCTCGCCCTTCTCCTCCTTCTCACATCCTGCTCCCCATCAACATCATACGTTCGCACGTGCAGATATTGGGATAAGCAGATCAGGAAGAAGGAGGAGAGGGAACAGAGGAGGCTACAGAGGGAGTTTGAGAGGCAAATGAATACTAACAGATAAAAACCAACAACATGAAAAACCTAAATGCAACTATTTACTTTCCGATAAATACATGGGGACACGGTGACTCTGTGGCAAAACATATTTGGTCTTCAATTTCAAGCTGCAATGAGAGGCTTTTTCTTCTCAAGAAAAACGAACCGGACGAATTGATAGGATACCAGTTTGTTATATCCTACAATGAACGGAAAGGATTTACTACCCTCGAATCTTTAAAATACGACTCTGAACTTAACCGGTTTACTCACAAAGACGAGGATGATAATGACGATCAGGACGTTTCTGATATTGAAATAAACGAACTTGATTCAGATCATTACTCTCATCTTGTAAATAAAGCTCACGAGCAATCGGAAGGTATGGAGCGATAACCACTAACCACCCCACCTCACGGTGGCTAAAAATTATAGAAGATGAACGAAAACACTACTAAGCTGATTGAGCAGCTTGCCGAAAAAATGGGCACAACATCTCAATATTTATGGAGTATTTTAATTAAGCAAGCCCCTGTTGACGCAACAATAACGCTTATACAGATTCTTATCTCTATTGCATTTGCGCTTATTTTGTATAAAATCCATAAGAAATTATCAAAATCAGATAAGGACGGATACAACCGATACGATGATAATGAATTTACTGTAATTATAATGGCGGTTGCTTTATGCTCTGTCATTATACTATTAATTGCATCTTTTTGTTGTATTGGCGATGTTATCAATGGATACTTCAATCCTGAATACTGGGCACTAGATAAAGTTCTTCATTCAATTAAATCATAACCCCATGACCACCCACACCACACCCATAGACCTCAGACCGTATCACGGGAGAGAATTTGAAGGAATAATAAACGGAGAGAAATGCAAAGGAAGAATCTCTATTGATGAAACTGGAGATGTTATGCTTTGTCAGAATGTATACGATGGAGCAGATCCAAGCGAGCTTGGTGAGTTTAATAAGTATGGGTATAAGTATACGTGTATTGCTCAGTTTAAGTATCAAGAGTGTTGGGTTACTACACATCTAACATCCATCACCCTCCTCGACGAACCGAACCCTATCAATCCTGAGTGGGATTGGAAGGATGGGGAGGAGGTTTATCTGAGAGGCAATAAGTACAAGTGCCATATGCTGAAAGATGATCTTGTATGCTTTGCAAGTGCCGCAACTGGCGTATGTCGAAAATTGTTCACATTAAAAGCTGCCTACAATCATGGATTCCGCAAACTCCCACCACCACCACAGCGAAAGTTAGTGGAGATTACGGAGGAGATGTTTCGCTCGACAGCATGGTATGGGAAGAAAGTAATGTACGGAGAACTTGAACAAGGGGTTTACGCTGTTCACTACAATAGCGGATTTTTCACGTTGGTCCAATCAGGAACAGTTCACTACTCACAATGCAAACTCATAGAAGAATGACCCATATGTCAACACTCAAGTATTCCGGAATTTCCGGATAACTCAAATAGAAACATTAGAAAATATAGAAACAATGAAACAGAGAGAAATAAAATTTAGGGCGTGGGATAAAGATAAAAATGTATTCATCCCAACCGATGTGTGGGCTATTATAACAAACGATTTTATGGCCCTCGGTGTAATGACAAAAGATTGGGAGAACTACAAAGAAGGAGAGTATTTGTATGACAACTCTCAATCAGTCATGCAATTCACCGGACTACTCGACAAGAATGGTAAAGAGATTTATGAGGGGGACATACTTGAACGAAGTTCATCGGATGGCAAAGGAAATGTTATGGGGAGGGTATATTTTGATGAGGGGCAGTTCAGGATCGCATGGCAACCGAAAGAAAAGGGGTGGAACAATACCTTATATGTTCACTTGGATGGGTGTTATCTCATCGGCAACATCTACGAAAACCCTGAACTAATAACGCCCTCTACCACGAACAAAACAACTTAAAACTACCGAGATGAAAACGAAAGAAGAAATACTGAAAGAACAAGGACTTCAGGTAGGGTTCAAAAGCACTTATTCATGGGACGCTATATTGGGCTTCTAAAAAAGAAAGGAGTGGAGATATGAGTAATGAATGGAAAGAACACATTAAGAATTATCCAAAACTTGAGGAGTATTGGAATATGATTCCTGAGCCGGGAAACATTCTGTTCAGTCAGCAAATAGATTCATTCGCCCGAAGTCAGGCGATTGAGTTTGCGGAATGGTGTATTATAGAGGGCTTTTATTATTATCCATCATTAAAAGCATGGATGGAAGACCCAAGCGACTTAAACAAATACTCGTCATCTGAAATTTACGACCTATTCCTCGCCGAACAAGCAGAACAAAAGGAAGGAGGAATAATATGATAACGAAAAAGCATTGGCGATGTTGCCGAATTTGAAAAACAAATGTTCAGTATGAGTACACAAGTTGATTTATTTACAGGCGTTCAGGATATGCACTTCACCGGCAATATTGCCAATGCAGTGTTACCGGCTGGCGTTCGTGTTTTGGTTGCCTGTGAGGAAAGTCAAGCAACTACTATAGAACTTCGCAAACTTGGCTTTGATGCTTGGAGTTGCGACTTGCAGGATTGTAGCGGTGGACACCCGGAATGGCACATAAAAGGCGATGTTTTAAACGTGCTGAATGACGGCTGGGATATGATGATAGGACACCCAACCTGCACATATTTAACAAATAGCGGTGTATGTTGGCTCTGGAATAAAGACGGAAGCCGGAATGAGGACAGGTGGCAAAAACTAAAAAAAGCTGCTGAATTTTTCAAAGCCTTACTGGATGCCCCAATACCATTAATAGCGATTGAAAACCCAATACCACATAAATACGCTGTTGAATTAATTGGCAGAAAATACGACCAATGTATTCAGCCGTATCATTTTGGGCATACAGAAAGTAAAGCAACCTGCTTTTGGTTAAAAGGATTACCAAAGTTGAAAGACACAAACGATGTAAAAGAACAATGGAAACGATTACCGAAAAATGAAGCACAAAGATTACACTATTTGCCACCTGGACCGGAACGAGCAAAACTTCGTTCAAAAACATTTCAGGGTGTCGCAAAGGCTATGGCAGAGCAGTGGGGTTCTTACGCTTGCCGGTAACGGTTTCGGGCTTGGCGAAGGTGGGCTTGTAGGATGATCAATTTTAGCAGAATGTTTCTGCCCACTTTTGCCAAACCCGTGTTATATGAAGTGCCGACTTGTTTACGATAAAGCCCAATTGAAACGATAAACAGAAAAACAAAAAGAAAAAAAAGGGATGGAAAATTTTTTAAATAAAATCATTAACGGAAACTCATTAGAAGTGCTAAAAACACTACCTGATAACTCAATAGACTGCTGTATTACTTCGCCACCTTATTGGGGATTGAGAGATTACGGACACGAAGAACAACTTGGAAGCGAAAAGCATTTTAAGGACTTTGTCAATAACCTATGTAATGTATTTGATGAAGTGAAAAGAGTATTAAAAGCATCAGGAACTTGCTTTGTAAACTTAGGAGATACTTTTTCAAGTGATACAAAAGGAACTGGCGGGCCATCTGACAAGCAATTATCAAATAAAGGAAGCAGATACGAAGCTAAAAAGTTTGATACTGAAATACCGAATAAATGCCTTTGCCTTGTGCCTGAAAGATTTGCTATTGAAATGATAGATAGAGGGTGGACAATTAGAAATCAAATTATATGGCACAAGCCCAATCAAATGCCTTCAAGTGCAACTGATAGGTTTACGGTTGATTTTGAAAAGATATTTTTCTTTGTTAAGCAGCCAATGGGATATTATTTTGAGCAACAGCTTGAACCATATACCGAACCATTAGACAGATGGGCAGGGCAAATGGTAAGAGGAAATTATAAAACCAAAACAGAGCAATTTGCAGTTCAGGAAAGGAATGGTAGGGATATGCGACCAAACCCCGAAGGAAAGAACATGAGGACAGTTTGGAGCATAAATACAGAACCATCAACAGAAGCACATTTTGCAACTTATCCGCAAAGATTAGTAGAACGAATGTTGAAAGCTGGATGCCCTGAAAATGGAATTGTTTTGGACCCGTTCTTTGGAAGTGGAACAACTGGAGTTTATGCAAGAAAGGTAAACCGAAACTTTGTAGGAATAGAACTTAATCCCGAATATGTAAAGATTGCAGAAAATAGATTGTTTAAAGAAATCGGAATGTTCTTATGATTTTATTTAAAAAATGTGCGGTGGCTTTTTTCTTTTTGTTTTTCCTTCACGGAATTTCAATTGGAACACGTCAGCAAGGCATTTCATATAACGGTTTCGGGCTTGGCGAAGTTGCCGAACCGAATGCTGAATTGAAAAACAAAACTTAATAATTAGTACAAATGTTGATAGAAGAACAAAACGGCAATTTTGCCAAACCCGTGTTATCTGCTGGCACGGGTAATTTAGTAGAACTTTTCGCAGGATCGAGAAGTATTGGAAAGGTTGGTGAAGAACTTGGAATGAATGTTTTTTCCGTTGATTGGCAAAACTTTGAAAATATAAATTTGGCTATTGATATTGGCGAAATGAAAACAAGTGATGTGCCTTTTATTCCTGATGTGGTTTGGGCTTCGCCTGATTGCACGACTTATAGTATTGCAGCTTGTAGTACACACCGAACCAATAGCATTGAACCGAAAAGCGAATACGCTAAAAAGTGCGATCAAGTGAATCAGCATTTTATCGGACTGATTAAAGAATGGTTGAAGATAAACCCTGATATGGTGTTCTTTATTGAAAACCCAAGAGGGATGCTCCGTAAAATGCCATTTATGCAAGAATTTAAAAGGCACACAATATGGTATTGCCAATATGGAGATGATCGAGCAAAACCAACGGATATTTGGACAAATAGCAAAGACTGGCAACCAAGACCGATTTGCCACAACGGAAACAAAAAATGTCATCACCAACCTGCACCACGAGGAAGCAAGACAGGAACGCAAGGGCGAAAAGGTAGTTATGAACGTTCTATAATTCCACGAGAATTGTGTTTGGAAGTGCTTCGTAGTGCTTGCAGATAACACCGATCTATACGCAACTAATTGCGCCAACACTTCAACAAGCACAGATACACGCAAAAACAATCTAACCACAAATCGAAATGAATAATTATGATTCACAAGTTCAATGTAGTTACTGTAAAAAATTTCAGTGTGTTGACAAACAAATTGCTGACATGGAAAGACTAAATAAAGATTTACAGGAAACACATTGTAATAATTGCGGAATGGTTATAACTGTTGTTATGACAATGTATGGTGCAAAATGCCTTGAAGTAATGCTAACCAAAAACCCCGAAACGAAATGACACAGGAAGAAAAATTATTTATCGCAAGCAAGTATGTATCCAAAGGATATTCTCAGGAAGATATGAGATATGGAGATGACTGCTATGAATTAACTGGAAAAGAAGGCAATGCAATTAAAGATGAAATTGCAGAATACATGGTTGAAATGCAAGAAATCGGAAGCATTGCATTTTATGAAAAATACAAAGCGTTTAAACTCTATTAATACCTCCCACCAATGACCCCACAAAACCTTTCTATTGCTGATTTGAAGGCGGTAAAGAAACGACCTTGGAACTACGGAAAGAGAAAGCCCAGTACAGATGAATACGGACAAAAATGGTGTAACTGCCATTATCCAAAATTAATATCAAGCATTGGAGTAGGACAAGCCTTTTGTTTGTTATGCTTTGCGCCTTGGTATCACTAATATTCACCCACCCACCGAACCTAATAAGGAGGAGAGAAAATGAACCATCATAAAATTATTATAGAACATATAGTAAGCAAGCTTCTTAACGAGCCTGATAAGTGGACATTTAAAAATTATACTGTTGAACATGATTCTGGATTATCAATTTGGGTTGGTGAATATCCAATACATAGCCTTTGTGTTTATCAGCCAATTAATTATGGCTTCAATTTAATAGAACGATACAAAATATCGAAGGCAATCACAAAATGCAAGCAGAAGAAATTACTTTCAAAACTTATTAAACCATGACCACCACCCACCAACCCCAAGAAATCCTCCTGAAAGTAATGTGTTCAGAGAGGTTGCCGAGTGAAGAAGGCAGATACCTTGCGCAATCCGAATATTCTTTAAGACCAAGAACATTCGATGGAGTATCTTTCATAAACGCCCAATCCGTTCCTGTCATCGCATGGTACGAACCCGCCACCCGTGTAGTGTTGACGGTGGAGGAGTATGAAAGATTGAAAGAGCGACACAAACAACTCGGATACTTAGAAGCACGAGAGGATATGGATGATGAACGTGAAGCGGATGAACTTTATTAATAACCATAATAATGCGAACACCTAAACAAAGAGCAAGAATATACAGAGAGGCCGGGATGCTTTTAGAAAACAAAGACCTTGCAGGAATTACTAAACTATTTATGCACCGAGCAGATAAGACTGTATTTCCTGAAACAATGTTATTTTTTGACCACCACTTGCAATGGTGCAATAAAAATAGTCACAAAAAAAACTTTGATGAAGAAAATAACCAAGTAAGATCACTTATATTTTATTTAC